GTGAGCTTTCCACTCATGAATTGGTCATAGAAGCTGTTGACAACCTTCTCTTGGTTCTTCATCTCGATGGCCTTGTATACGGAAGCTTTCACGGTTGGATCGGTTACCCCATGTTTTTCCAGTAGCATTTTGCCGTAGGCTTTGCTCAGAGTGCTTCCGTCCAGTATCGCCTGTGTCAAATCCTTGTTTATCTTATCGACAGCCTCGGTCTTGTGGGTATTTCTTCTGTTCATCGCAGAGTCTCCAGACTGCCTCAAGGAAGCTATCTGGTCACGGGTAAGAACACCCTTATATCTCTCAATATACTTGTCCAGCTCCGCAGTGCCTCCAAATTCGATTGACTGAACTTCCTTGAGAGCCTCGTCAAAGAGGTTTGCCTGGTTCTGATAGCCGACACCAGACTTCTCATAATCTCTCATCGCTTGCACATTACCTGCTTGGATAAGGGCTTGCTGTTTGAGTGTGACAATCTCATCTTCGGAGAATGTCTTGCTGAGATTCAGAAACTCCTCATTTTCCTCTTTCGTGCGTTCACTGTTGGAGAGGTACAGGGTCTTGTATCTACGCTGCTGGATGATCCTCTCGTTGTTTCTGGCTAATGCGAGGTCAGCCTCTTTCTGGCGAGTGAGGAATTTTGCATGAACTGGGTTGTTTTCAAGAACCTTGGTGTATAGGTTGTTGATATCATCGGTGGTATAAAGCTGATTTGAGTTGATTGCTTGGGCCGCCTTCATCTCCATAATCTGTCCCATGATGTTGTTTTCATAGAAATCAGACGCCTCACGAGATTTCTGTTTTAGAAGCGAGTCCCACATGTTGCCAGCCTGCTCGATCAACTCATTCTTTTTCGCCTCAGATAGCGGTTCCCCTCCATACGTATCGTTATCAAGCCCTGCTTTGTATGATTTCATGAATCCAGCGAAATCCCACTCATTGACGTTTTTGTCAGAGAATGTTGCATTGAATACCGTAACAAGGTCATTGTTCGGCATGGTTTCCCTGAGTTCATTGGTGTATTTGTTGATTGTGTCCTGCTGCAGCTTCTCATTAAAAGGGTGGAGCTTCTTGGCATAATATTCGATTGCCATGACAGACAGGTCAAATCTGCTTGCCCCATTGTTGTATGCTTCCTGTATCTCTCTGGAGAAGACCATGCTTTCGCCTTCATCTTCAGTCTCACCACTTCCAATCCTTGAGTATCCAGCACTGACAAAGCCATCGGAAAGGGTAGGCTCTTCTTCCACTTGCTTCCCTGTATAGCCTTTCTCGTAAATGATGCCGCCACTCTGGAGAAATTTTACAATGTCCGGTGACTGGGGAATGCCCTTGAGTTGATTGGTGTTGTGTGCCTGTGTTGCCGCAACCTCATCCTGTTTCTTCTGTGCATTCCAAGCACTGATTTTTCTGGACTTCCGTGTCTCCAAGCCCTTCTTGAATTGCTTCTTTACAGTAGGCCATATCTTTGACTCGGCAGTGACGGATTCCCCATACTCGGCATACAGGGTATTGATACGCTCTTCCCATTCTTCGGGGTCTGTGTCGGCATAAATCTCCGCTTCCTTTTCGGAAAGGTAAACCTCTGCTTTGTTGTTCAGCTCCTCAAGCTTGTCCTGCATTGAGTTTTGTATAAGGGTCTGCCCTACAGAGAGAGTGGTGTTTGCTATCGTGGAAACAGTGTTACGCCTTGCGTCTGCCTCGATGTTGAATTTCTGTGCCTCAAACTGTGCCTTATTGATACCGGTATATGCCATTCATCTGCTCCTTACACATCATCATCGTCAAACTGGACAAACGTCTCATTGATCCTGCTGTCCTCATTCCCCGCATTCTCTTCGAAATACTCATAGTCCTTCTTGTGAGATTGCATGGAAGCTGCCAAATCGTCCTGCTCTGCCTCATAGTTTGCATAGCTCTTCAAGGCTTCCTCTGCGGCTTGCTGAGCAGAAATGTCTGCCTGTCTCCTGAGTTTCTCCGCTGACTGGGAAGCTGTCATCTGGTTGCTCTGCATCTGGAGTGTAGTGGACTTGTTCTGCATTGCTATCTGGTTCTGAAGGGATTCTTCTGCAAGTCTGTTGACCTGCTCCTGCATCTTCTGTGCGTTATCCCCCGTCCCTGCGTCACTACGTATCCCACTGACATTCTGTGAGGCTACGGCGGCTCCCTGTGCTTGCTCAGCCTGTATGGACTGTTGCATCATCCCAAGAGCGTTCTGCTGGCCTTGCATCGCAGCAAGCTGGCCTGTCTGCCTGTTGGATGTCATGGCGTTCTGCATCGCCTGTTGAGCGTCAGCCTCCATTCCCTGGAGTTGTTTTGCAAATGCTGTATCCCCTTGGGAAAGGTTACTTATGAGGGTTGCGGTATCAGCACCGCTACGGAGTTTGTCAAGGAATGACGCACCATAAGTGGTGGAGATATTGGTATCGAAGAGATTTGCCTTTGCCAGTCTCTGTCTTGCAAGTTCATTGTACTGACGTATTGAGTTGTTGGCATTTTCTGCGGCACTGATTTGACTGCTTTTTTTTGCGTCTCTCTTGTTCCAATAGTTAATCCCTATGCTTATCGCACCACCTATCAATGCTCCTAACATCAGTTGACCTCCACGGTATATGTCATCGCAAGGAGCGTAAGTGGATCGCTCCCGACTGATTCAATGCGTGTCCTAAGCTCCTTCCTTGAGCCTCCAGAGACGTAGATTCTGTAGTCTTCACTCCCAACCGGGCCGGGGGTCTGTTGCATGTATTCCTCGTCAATCCCTGCCTTGAGTCGTCCAGAATCAAGACAACGCACCCAAACTTCTTTCGCTTTCTTGGACCTTCCGATGGTTGGACCAGAGTCTGTGTTGAAGTCGAACCTGTTTCCCACGGTGAGGGATCGATACTCAAGATTGCCTTTCACCTCCTCGCCATGCCTGTCCTCAAAGAATTCGGTCTCTTCAAAATCAAAGTATTCAAGAAAGTATTGGATGCCACGCTTTACGATTGCGTACATCTTCTGTCCATTCTCATCCTCATGAGGAGCAAGGCTGATGAATTCCCCTTCGGTATCCCAGCGTGACCATCCCTGCATGCCATAGTTCTTGTCATAGCAGAGGACGGCGACAAGCTGCCTTACCCCTATGGACAGGATGTGGTCGGCGGTGTATGTCAGATCATGCGAAATCGAGCCGTTCTGCGACCTTGTCATCTCCCTTAGACGATTACCCCTCTGAAGGAAGAAAACTCCGTCATGGAGCGTCTGAGGTTGAATGGGAAGGCTTCCATAGGAGGACAGCATGGAGGCACTTTGCTTGGTAGGGTCGATATCAAAAGGACACATCCATTCGTTCGCCTCCGTGCCGATAAAGATGTGGTCCATCCCGGCAACCCACTTGATGGTGTCGTTGCGACCACTGGAAAGTTCGATCTCCATAGCACACTTTGCGTTGATGACTTCCTCTGTCTCGTTCACATTCTGAACAAACTTGGTTGGGTCGGTGAAGTCGATAATCTCGTCACCTTGTTCGTTGGTGGTCTTAGGCCATGTTGCCGGGTCCTTGATTACCTCTGTTTCAACAGTGATCACATCGTAGGTAGTAAAAACATGGTGATTGTTCGAGCCGTCATAGGGAGGACGTGACACCCAGGTTGTATACGGCTTGAGGATGGTTGAGGAAAACCAAAGACGGTTCTGGCAGATACCGACCACTGAAGGGTAATTGCCTGTTGACTTTCCAAACTGTTCTCCTGCATCGGTTAAGACGTTGAACGGAGAAAACTGGAAAGCTTCTGCGGCATAGACAAGAACACGTGGCTGATAGTCCTTGTGAACCAGATAGAGTCTGTCGTAGTACTGTGCATACTGTATGGACCACACATCAGCTTCAAGGTAATCCGTAGGTAGGTAGTCATTTCCAGAAGGAAGGAAGGTAGTTGTGTAGAATCCAAGAACGCCCTTCCTCCATACACGGAGTTTCTTGTTTGACAGCTCTACAAGGAAAGATTCTCCGCTGCTGAGCGTGAATGGGATCAGTCTTGCCTTCATTGCATTTGCCGCATGCTTGAGAGGTGGTCTTCGAGTTATGCCACCCTGCAACAGGTTGCGGAAGTTGAGAAGCGTCTCACAACCCTGTGCATACATGTCAAGGTCGAACCTGCCGCCGAGCTTCGGGCTTATTTCTCCATAGACCCAGTTGTTTACAAGTTGGTTCACTAGACCTCCCCATTCACAATCATGTTCCTAAGCTCACCAACCGTAGGAGCTGAATCTCCATCCCAAGTACCTGCTGCTTCCCAATTCTCTGGCCTGTCGTTGCTTCTGGTTTCGCTTTCTATGATTGAGGAAAGAGTGAGCTGATACATCTGTGCTGCAACGCTCTGTGCCTGGCTCTCAGGGTCGAGCATCGGTGCTATGTGCAGAGTAAGCTGATAGGCCACCAGTGCAAGGAAATCATCCGGGTAAGGGTATTCACCATTTTCGTCAACGGAGAGCGTAGAGGGCATATATTCAAGCTCTGGATTGAGTATTTTGCACCATAGCTTGCCGAACCTGTATGCATAGGAGTTCTTCTTGCTTGCATTGATTTGTATGGCTCTTCCAAAGTCTGCAGGAACATCATAGCCGTAGCTATATCCATTCCAAGTCATCGGGTTGCCGACAACATCCTTGGCATATTCTGTGAGCTGTGTACGCTTGATGAGGAAAGGGAAATCCCATGCCTTGAGGCAGAAGGAAACAACCTTGCCGTAAAGGAGTCTGAAGGTCTTCAATTCTCTGGTCAAGAAGAGACAGTGCAAGACTGTAGAGTTGTAACTTATTCATCCTTCTTCCCTGTGAGTTCATAAATCCGTGGGCAGGAGGAACCCACGGATAAAATATTACTAGACCTCATCCTCCGAGGTCGTCTTCTTACGTTTCTTTGGTTTCGGGTCCTGTTCAGGCTGAGGTTCAGGGTTGTCCAAAACGAATTTGCTCCCGGTGTACTCCTCGTCTTCGGGAAGAAGGAGAATATCACCGGGGTTATACAACTGGCCCCCCCTGAAGACAGGGGAGACGCAGACGTAACGCTTATGCAGAGAATCGATCATAAGGGCCTCACCAAGGCAAGAAGCTTGCCCAGCCTTCAGACGCATGTGCCGCCCGGCCTGTGCAGGGATGCTGAATCTGCGAACCAATTCATCCTTCACAATGTCAGCCTCAGCCAAAGTGAAAGAAACCTCGTCCTGCCATGTCGAAGCGTCCTTGCTCGACTGGAGAGTCAGGGTAATGGTTGCAGCCTTGCCTGTAGAGGCGGCAGTTTCCCAACCGAATACCTCAAGGGTGTTCTCCTCGGGGAAGTGCTGGTTGTCAGCCTCATAGTCAAGAGTCTCTGCAGTGCCAGCGGTTGCGCTGACAGCCTGCCCGATATAGACCGTTGCATCCTTTGCAAAAGCAACTGCGGTCAGGTCGATGGGTTCACGCCCAAAGGTTCTTTTCTTTTCGTACAGCATTCTCTACCTCCTTACTCACCAGTAGATGCTCCACCGTCTACGACATCTTCGCCAGCGTCCAGCATGGAGTCACACTGCCGCAATACGAAGCGATCAAACCGAACGTCACCGATTGCATTGGTCGGGATGGCGTTCTCGTACGTAACAGGATTTACCAGACCAGCGTAGTAGTCTGCGTACACGGCTCTTGAACTCCTTGGGAAGCAGGGTGAAGGCCTTGAACAGGTTCTTCTTCAGCTTCGGCATGGAGGTTGCGAGAGCGTTGTCAGAGGTATCGATGTTGGCGATGCGGAGTGCCGCAAAGCGGTTCATGATACTAAGACCAGTGCTCATCAGGAACTGGGTGTCTCTCTGGAAGAACTTCTCACCGTTCTCCTCGATTACCTGCCACTGCCCCTTGTTGATCTGGATGCCGTGGTTTGCCATATACCGTGGATACAGCATGTTGGTAGCTCCAGAACCCCATACGACCATGAGAACCGAAGACATTGCCTCATCGGTATTGCCACCGTTATCCAAGGTAATGAACTGCGGCTTGCTGCGGATTGCTGCAAGGTCGGCAGCTTCGGTGATCTTGTTGAACCGGGGCATGATACCCTTGAACTGACCGACCTTAGCTCCACCGTAGACGAGGCAGGATTCCACATCCAGAGCCATCGAAGTCACGTGGTCCCTCTCATCCTCGGCGTAGACGGCTTCCGGGTTGGGAGCAATCATGCCTTCCTTCTGACGAGCAGTTGCCCAGGACTCAATCATGCCCAAGTCGTCCTTGAACAGTTCCTTGTGACCCTTGCTGGACTTGCCGCCTTGGTCGATTGCAACCCATTCATTGGAGGGCAGCGAGGTTTTTCTCAAGCCCTGATTTTCGAGCATGCCGGTAGCTTCGGTGAAAGAAGCATCTGCCAGCATGGTAGTGGACCTTTGGTCAGCTCCGCAAGAGTCATGTATTCGTATGCCATTTCTTAATTTCCTTTTACATTTGCCACGGATAGGTTTCGTTTTCCCTGCTCAGGAAACCACCCGACTGTTTTTGTTTTCCAACGGAAGACCTGTTAGGTGGGGTATGCTCACTGATGTTCTCCCCGATCTCGGCAAGCATCTGAGCAACGAAGGGATTGTTGTGTGCCCCAGTCATTTTCAGACCTTTGTCGATATCAGAGCCTTCTTTGACCAACTTGTCGTAGGCCCGCTTCATGGAAGCAAGTTTTCCGTCATACTTGTCGCCCCAAATCTCTTTCAAAGCGGATTCACACATCTCTTTGCCCTTCGTCTGGAAGGCTTCGATGTTTCCGTTCTGGTAATCGACCAGAGCATTGTAGATCGGTTCTGCTTGCTCCTGCGTAAGTCCTAGCGTCTTGAGGGTCTCGGTCAGCTTCTTTGAGAGAGTTCCATCAGCATCTGCTGCTTCCACAAAACTCTTCGTGAACTTGTAGTCAATCTCAGGATGAGTCTCCTGCGATCCCTTTCCACCTTCGTTTGTGTTGGGTTTGCTTCCATCCAAAAGGCCCTTCAATGCCTCCCCCAAGCTGGAATACTTGGCAAGGTTCTCGTTGCCCTTCAATTCGTCAGGGAGCTGTGCCATCCACTTCTGAGCAGTGGTTTGCTTCGTTTCAGGGGTAGCGTTGGTCTGCTCACCATTGGGCTTCAAATCCGGTGTACTCTCCGGGTTTTGGTCCGCAGGAGTATCGACGATCTGCTGGTCTCCATTAACTTGCATTTATGTCTCCAATCGACCTACAAGAGGTCGTCAGTCACTTCGCCTGTCTCTTCGACAGTCGGTCTCAATGCGAGAGGAAGCGAGAACAGAAAGTTCACCACCTCCACGATCACTTCTATGTCCAAGAATCCGAGTTCTTCTAGCTTGCGGATTCCGTAATTCCTCATAGAAACCTCATCGGCTCTGATTTCCCTGAAGCTCCCAAGATCGGTCAGAAGCCTGACAAGCTCCTGCCTACCTTCTGCTGTGTTGTAGGCCTTTCTAACTGCATGCCTGTGCAACATGTCCTCGTTTGAGAGCTTGGTATGGCGAGTAATCACCTAATTCATCCCCCCTGCATTGTTTAAGTTGGCCTGTCCATTCATGTTTCGCTGGATTTCCGAGGCTTGCTGCATCTGCTGCATCTGCTGTTGCTGTTGAACCATCTGTGCCTTCTGCTGTCGCATCTTGGCTACATCGGCAAGCTCCCTGAGAGCAGACTGTGGGAGTCCGGCTGCAGTGAGGGCCTTCCGTACAAATACATCGGTATCAAGGTTGTCCAGTGCAGTGGTCATTTGCATTGCATGGAGGGCTTGCAACCATTCAAGAGAGGCTTGAAGTCCATCCTGCATGGCGAACATCTTCACGTTCTTGGCAAGAGGCCCGTCCAGCTCGATTTTCATGAGTGCGTTCTTTACCCTGAGCATTTCCTTGGGAGGCTTGGGGACCCTGTTTCCCTTTGCCATGATTCTGAACACCCGTTTTACGATGGGGTTTATCTTCATGTACTGGGTCGTACCAAGGATGGAAGCGAGGAGTGCAAGTTCCTCGCTCTTTATTGCCTGTGTCTGCGTTGCGGTAAGTACTTTGTCCTGCCGCATGAGATAGTTGAAGAGGTCATTGAAGAACAGTCTCCCGATTTTATCCTCAAGCTCCTTGATCTCATTACTCACCCATCCGATATCCTGTACCGTCTGGATGATTTCAGGTTTATGTTCGCTGTTTCCTACGTAGTTTCGTGCCCCTGGGTCAGAAGAGAATCGGCCCTTGAGGGATTCCGGTATTGCCATTGGAGGCTTTGCAACCTTCTGGATTGCCTCAAGCTCGTCCCTCGACATGGAATTGAGTCTCTTCAGCTCTGTGATGTACTTCATGACCAGACCCTTGCCATAGACGGAAGTGCCATCTGGTTCAAATACGTGTACAGCTACCGGAAACTCATCATAGCCCGATTCCTCAACGACCAAATCCTCAGTCGGGTAGTAGGTCACTGCAGCAAAGGGTTTTTCTGTAGAGATGAGTACCTTTCCCTTATCGCTTCTAAGCTTCTTCCTGGGATAGATTGCAAGCACGAATTCATGCTCGGTATGCCCTGCATCAGTCTCTACATCCCTCAGAATATTGGGAGGGGTCTTGTCCTTGAACCTGTCCAGAGCGTCTGCAGCAGTCATGGTGAATCGGATGAAGATGGTGTCTATCTTCCCACGGGTATTCTTGTCGATCCAAAAATCCCAAGGAGCGATGGTCTCGAATACGCAAGTACCCGATTCAACATCGTCATAGACCCATTCGGCAGAAGTCCCTTGCACAACAGCGTCCTTGGTTGCAAGCTTGTCCATCGGGTAGAAGTTGGTCTTGTTCAGCTCGGCGTACATCTGATTTTCACAGATTTCCAGATAGTCGTTCGCTCCGTGGATAGTGTCAGAATCTTCGTAATTCTCACCAATGAGGGTGAGCTTGAACCAACGCATGGAAGGGGTGATAAGATTTCCATGATAGCCGTTGATGAAGGTATCCAGGGAAAGGATTCCAGAGGTGTTGTAGAGCTTCACAGGCTTGATCGGATTATACGAATCGCTGAATTCACTCATCCTATGCTGCACGTAAGCACAAGCCTCCCAACGGAGTGCCTCATTCCGCTGACGGATGGTCTTGAGGATGCTCCATTTGGATGCTATAGCTTTTGCAAGAGGATCATCGCCCTTCGGTTCCGTTGTCGAGTCCAACTACTACAGTATTCATGACTGCAGTCTAGGAAATTGAAAGAAGTCAATGTTGTAGCGAGGTAACGAGATTTAAGAGATGAGTTTTTGGGGGTTTTATTGCTGTTTCTTGTCAATTTTGACTATATCGGCTCATAAGAGACAGGAATTGCATCCTCAAACTTCAATCCACGACTCTCAAGCAGTGACCTGACCTGGTACTCAACCGAGACTGGATCAGGGAACACCATCTGTGAACCTGTCTCTGTATCTGCGATTCTTGACAAGGAGTCCAAGGCATCATCGTGAGCACAGAATGGGTAGGGGATGTATTCCTGCTGGATGAAGGAAGTCATCATATCTTCTCTTGCCCCCTCCCAGTTGTAATGCCAGGCATCCTTGCACAGCCATACACGCCGTTCTCGGAAGATAGGTTCAAGAGCATCGATTCTCTGCCCCTTCGCAGTAGAGGCCCCTACAGGGTTGATTGCAAATCGGTAGTTTCTCTGGTTCATGACGTACTGGATATGCTCGATATCAGACTGCATGGATACCTTCTCATAGAACACGATTGGCTTGCGATTGCGGTAGGTGAACTGCTGGACAAGCTGGATCACGGATGAGGTCCAGAACATAGTAGTTTCGGTCAGCCCCCAATCCGATCACCCACATTGTGGTGTAGTCAGCCTTCTTGGTCTTTGTTCCTGCAGGGTCAACGATGATGTAGATATTGAGATTGGCCATGCTCTGACCATCCCATATCTGCAGCCATTCCTGCTTGAAGCCCATTGTAGAAGCCTGTTTGGGGTCACACATCATCTGTGAAGCAAAGACACCAGAACCCATCGCCTTCTTCTTGTCAGCGATGGTCTTCTCATCATAAAGGACAGGAACACCCCTTTCGTCGACACAAGGGTACATCCTGAGCTTGGCGAAGCCAGAATCAATGATCCACTGATAGGTGTCCGCATAGTGATAGCGAGTCCCGATGATGCGTACACGAAGATTGCCAGAAGAACCTGTGTTCAAGCTCATCTGCCACTGCTTCGTGGTCTTTGCGATCATTTCAGGGGAAGTGACAGAATCAGGCGTAACAACGTCATCGTATACGAGCAGATTATAGTGACCGCCAGTACGCTGACCGAAGCCTCGACAGTGTTTTCCTTTGCATTTGACTTCCTCTTTACACGGATACCGTCTTCAGACCAAATCATCTTCTGACGTACACCATTCTCATCGATCCAGTAGGGTTTGGACACGTCATCGAATAGAATGTCCGGGAACAGGTCTATGAGCTTACGGTTTCCCTCAAGGACAAGCTTTATCTGACGAAGGAATTTGGTGGCTATTGAGCTTGAGTACGAGTAGATACAGACAGTGATTTCTGGATCGACTAAAATGTCCTGAATCGTTTTGAGGAAAGTAATTATACTAGATTTGTAGTGGTCTCTCGACGCTCAGCTTGAACTTCCATACAGCGTTCATAGAGCCAATCACGGTACTGTGGTATGCCGTTTGCTCCAATGATATGGTCAAAGTCGGTGCGTCCGAGAACGTATGTGGCAAGGAAGAAGATGTCATTGCGACACATATACCTCATCCACTCAGTCAAATTCCCATTTTTCTCGGCGTGAGCCATGAGGGTCTTGATCTGCTGGTGATACTCAATCCTCGTCAATGAAACTAGCCCTCATCTCAAACTCATCCTCATCCATGTACTCCATCTCGCTGTTATCGTAGATGACGCAGTACCCACCGACCCTTGCTTTGTTGTTCATCACCCACTGGTCAGTGACATAGATGCAATCGATATTCGGGTCATTGTCCGAGTAAAGTATGCAGCCATCCCCTGTGTTGACGATCTTGCGGATACGGAACGCAGAGGCGAAGACCTGGACTACGTATCTCATCACTCCACCTCTTTGACGTAGGTCTTCTCGAAGATGTCAGGCTTGCATGGGTAGAACTCTCCATTCACACCTTTGATGATCCAGTCACCTTCATTGGCTGTCATCACGCCTTCCAGTGTCTCGATCTCTGCATGGATAACATCATCCTCAACGAAGACGGTGATTGAACTGTCTTTGAACTCTTCCGGGATATCTGCCAGATTTCCTTTGGTGAATTGCCAAGCATCGATGACAACAGGTTTTTTACGATATCTCATTCCTTGCCCTTCTTCGGTTCGGGGATACCCTTGACCTCAATGGCGTTCTTCTTGGCACTCTCAAGGAACATCTTGGTTTTCTCCTCAAGGTCCTCAGCCATCTTCTGCTCGACAGGCTTCTCTTCCTTCGGCTTGTTGTTCTGCTCAGCTAGTCCGAGGATATTCACCAAAACCTTTGCAGCCTCGATCTGGTTCTTGAACGTGATGGGAACATCGATTACATCACCCTTCTTGGTCACGAACTCGCGTTGAACATCTTGGTCAGACGCTTCACTATGGCCTTGGCATCGATCAGATTCTCTTCTGCAAGCTCTCTACGGCGTCTCTCGATCTCTGCCTGTACTTTCGGTAGGTTGTAGAGCTTGGCTGCACTGCTGGTCACTGTAGAGCGTTTGCCCTTGCCCTTGTAACCCGCATTGAGCATGGCCTGTCTCTTGTTCCCACACTTCATGTATTCATCGATGAACCGAAGCTGATAAGGGGTAAGCTCCATTAAGCTGGTGTCTTTCTCTTCTTCCATTTCAGCCCTCCTGATTGAAGGGTACATGTTTTCCACTCAGGAGATGGACGATGAGGTAACGAGACAAAAGCGGGGGCGATCCTAATTGAGCTGCAGCCCTATTAACAAAAAAAGAGCCTCCCGATTTAGGAGACCCTTATCCAAAACTTTTTAGCAATGTATGGTGGTAGAGGCAGTATTCTTACGCCCGCCCAGATCCAATCCGCCGCCCCCCCTGCCTCAATTTCGACCCCCTCCCCCCTAGCCCAATTATGCACCAAATGCAATATTGATTGGTATAAACCCGGTAAATTGGGAGACCTTATTGAATAATTATGCATTGCTATACTATTGTGTGTGTGAGGGTTCAGAGGTTCAATTAGGCTGGTATCCTAGCTTGTTCAATGAGGTTATATGCTTATACCTAATAGATTTGGGCTTGGTGGCCATAATTTGGCTTGGTGTGCTTTGGGTGTACAATTTGGTGCATACTCGTAGCGTGAACATGCATAGCACCTAGTATCATGATGGTCCTATGATGGTATTGGGATGTGGGAAGAGTGTAGACAGGATATTCCCCCCGATTTGGGTTTGATTCCCTTCCTGTTTCCCTTCCTGTTGGCCTTCCATCCTAGTTGGTCCTATTCCTCCCTGTATCCTTCATCCTCCATCATGTTTCTCAAAGCCTGTTTAATCACCGTACTTCTTGGTATTCCCTCTTTTTCTTTTGACTGCAGAAAGGCTATCATATCTGCTTCGGTCCTTCTCATAAAACCTATTGAGAATATCCACTTGTTTTCTTTATCCCACTTTTTTCTTGATTCTAGCATTTTTTCCCCCAAATTCGTATCTAATTCATTATAGCATATATAGGTGTTAACCACAATACATCTTATTCCATTCTAAAACATTGATAAAATAATGCTAAAAGTTGACGATATCGTATCTATTATTAGTTGTTAACCACATGCTAAGGTGTTGTCATCAGCGGAACACAAACCCACTGATAAACAGCACCTTCCTTCTGGTTGGTCGCAAAGGTACTGAGAACCTCTTCTGGTTTGAATACCTACTGAATTTGATGAATGGTTTTTGAAATATGGGGAGCTAAACCCCAACTAGGTTTCCCTCAGTTTTCGGACTGAATAGGTGCTGACTCTCAGACTTTCGGGGAAGAGATAGGCAAGGGAAACATACAAGCGAGCCGACGGCAGAGGGGACACCTTTGGCAGAGTCGTTAAATATGTGATTTTTGAC